TCAAGGAGACTTCTGGGCCTTCTTTTATCAGTGCTGGAATATCCTTCCGCTAAGTCTCAAACTCAAACTCAAACATATCAGTATGCGTCTAACAGAAGAGGCGCCTACCGATAAAGATCCTATTAGTATTGATGCTATGCGATATACACCTGTTCTCACCAAACAGTCAGCCATGTTTAATGCTTGGAAACTCTTATGTGAGATTTCAGACACTTACAAAGTTCCTGTTCGTATGTCGCCAATGTATGCAAATACAGAACTAGTGCGAGGCGGGATAAAACCCGACCGAGTTCGCCGCTTAGAGGCGATTTCGATTCAGAAGTTGTATAAGAGTTTAGCTTAGACTCATGCAACTACATCCATTTCATCTGGATGCACAAGTTTATAAACATTCAGAGGCTCTTTCCGTCCAAGGCGGTAAGCGCGTCCGAGAATCTGCTTCTCTTCCTCTATGTTCATCGCATGAAGAAGAATAATATGCGTTGCAGCTGTGATTGTGAGACCAGCACCCGCATGAATGCTATTCAATAAGAGGCAGCGAAGAGTTCCCTTCTGGAATGCATTGAGCGTCGCCTGAATCACATCCTTCGTGCCCTTCACCTCTTTCACTCCATCAATACCCACCGCCTCCAGCTCATTTGTGATTTGTAAGAAGGGGTTGTCATAACGGCTGAAAACGAGGAATTTTCCTTTGGGATTTTCCTGAAATAACTTGATAAGAGCGTCCTTTTTTAGAAGAGGTTGATTAGGCGGTGTCTCTGGTTTAACTATTTCATTTATTTCACCAGCCATGGTAATCCTCTTCAAATCAGATGGATTCGTTGTCTTGCGACAGAGTGGACAATCCAGCTTTCGCGACAAACTCTGGAGAATACAGGCTGCGCAAAAGACCCTTTGGCAACACTTTGTAAGAAGCGCATCTTGTGGCTCGTCAAAACAGATGGGGCAGATCTCCTTCTGGAAGTTCTCAATCCTCTCCTTAATACTTTTAATCTGCTCTTCAAGTCTGTCTATTTTCGCCTTCTGATTGGCCAGCGCCTCCTCCTTTGCCTGGGGAGTCCTATACTCATTGCTGGCCTTGAAATCATATTCACGTTTGAGTCTTGCCAGCTCTTTCTTTCTATTCTCAGTGACTGCATCCACCAGATTGGTAGATTGTTCAGCTGCAACTCCCAGATGCTGGAGGGCTGACTGAATATCTCCAGCGTGGAGGAATGCCTGGACATCGCTTGAAATGACTCCAGCCACCAGCTGGTGCGATAATGGAGCTCTACAGAGGATACTGTGGCGATAAATAGGTGGAAGAGAGATAGACTCTGCAATGAAGTTTGTACTGCAGCGAAGAACAAGATGACCTCTGAGAGGGTGATTCGGTAGTAATATACGACGCAAAAATGGTAATGATACAATATGATAGCGAAATGTATGATAGGGTACACGACTCAGATAGTTTGCTCGGAACTGCTCTGCAAAATCTGGATGAAAGGTGGAGTTGGGTGAGAATACACGCGTATGTAGCATATTATAGCCTATCCATAGATTGACACCTGGATAGAGGAGATTGGGCCAAGAAGCAGAGACGAACCATAGAAATTTTGTTTTGGGTAACTGTAAGGATCCAGAGATGTGGATTGAATCAACTTCATCTATATAAACGCGATTGAAGCGCACTATATCTCCAACCTTGAATATGAATTCCTTATAAAGAGTATTTGAAATAAGAATCACATCAGCTTCATTAAGATTTTTCCAAAAACCAAGTTCCAGATTTCTCTTGGTTGTTACAAAGAATGTATTCAAGTTAGTCTGTTCTTTTATATATGTGGACCATTGTCGATAAAGAGTATGTGGAACAATAATAAGAGAAGCGGGGCACTCTGATAAATCAGTATAGATCCTATTTTCCATACTATAAAGATATTGGCTGGAGGGCATGGAAAGTTTCGGCATTTTCGGAGAGAATGCAGTCTCGGATTTCAGCTGTGCAATATGAGAAAGAACTGTAAGACTCTTTCCAACACCTACACCATCGCCTAGAATCCCCCATGAACTGTAGAGGGTTTGTCCTGAAATATCCCAGCCCTTTGAAAGTCTTATTTCATGATCTAACATTGCCTGTGTTGCAGCTGCTTGATGTGGACGCAAAGGGACTTTCAAGTTACGATGTGTTAATTCTACACGCGGAGAATCAGATGTTAGTTCATTTACATAAGCTTGATTAAGTATTTGTAGAGCAAGTGTACTTTGTTCTGTTAGAAACAAGGATGTCATCTAATGTGTGGTATCTGGCTACTGTTTAGGCTTACTAAGCAGAAGCAAAAAAGTTTCGTATTTCTCCATCGCGAATAAAATCTCGCAATTTATGTGCGGTTTTTTTCACGAAAGGATTTGGCTCATCGCGCATCTTCTTTTTATCAAATGTGTTTTCACTATGGCTCATAACAAGCATAACCTTCATCGGATCTAGCTGAATCATTGGATGTTTGTAGTTATCTAAGAAGGAACGTTCTTCTGCGTGTGTAACTTCCTCATCATATAAATGGGTTGAGGCATATGAGCGACGCCATGCCATTGTACCATTTGTTGCGTGATTTGGATGATAGGGGCCCAGTTTGTAGATTTCCTTAATATCAGAATAATACATGAAAATCTCGGAGCTACCTGCAAGCTCAAAGTTGGGGCTCTTCTTGAATCCATCAACAACTGCTTGAACACGCTCTGGAAAATAGAAATCGTCGTCGTCCATTGCAACAATAATCTCACCTTTTGATTCTCGGTTGAGGCGATTTCTCTTTGCGCCAATATTCTTCTTCTCGTCTTCGTATAAATAGCGAAAGTTTGTCAATTTATCTTTAGCAGCAGCAAATATATCTTCAACTCTGTCTGATCCATCATCAAGTATAATCCACTCCATACGATCCTTGGGATATGTTTGCGATAGATAGCACTGTATAAGAGTTGGAATAAACCGTCTTCTATTGTATGTCGGTGTAATGACCGATACAAAAGGAAACTCCTTTTCACGTTGAGATTTCATCTTCTATATGTTAAACGCTAGTTCCTATTAAGCCCACTTTCGCTGCCGCTTGCGCTTGCGCTTGTGCTGCCGCTTGTGCTTGTGCCATTGCATTCTGTTGAGCTGTAGCCATTATGACCGTTTCAGAAACAGCATGCGCACCATCAACAGAATCTACAGGAAGAGGTGTAACTAGAACTTCCGCAGACATATGAGTAAAAGGATATAAGATACCAGCCAAAACAGGATTCATAATAGGGCCTTCAACAAGAGGTGCAAGAATCGCGTGATATTTGCCACTAGCTCCAGTTGTATATCGCATTATAGCAAATATGAATGCTACAGGGAAGAGAAGGGTTCCATAGACGAAATAATAGAAGCGCATATAAACTGGCATCTCAAACATGGCATTACTTGTCATTGATCCACCCCATAATGCTAAGATGACAATGAGAATATATAGAAGGTATATCTTGAACTGATTCCAGATTCGCCCAGCCAGCCTCTTAATAGAAAAGGTCTGATTCGCAATCTTTTCCTTGAGACTCTCTTTCTTTGCAGCCGCCTCTTTAACTTTCGCATCCTTCGCCTCTGTCTGCGCTTTTTTAACAATCTCCTGCATTTTAGCGTCTACTTCATCCTTCTTAGCAGCAATCGTATTTGGCGTAGAGCCTGCTGCCGATGATGTGAAACTTTTGGTTTGTGCAAGAAGATTGTCAAGTGATGCCTTTGTATCCGCACTGACTCCCGGAATCTTATTTAATATATTTTTCGTTTCATCTCCTTTTGACACCACACTGGTTAGACCACTTAGACTGCTTGCAGCTCGCGCACGGAAATCGGCTGCTAGTTTGTCTGCTTTTGGGTCATACATAGAGGCAAACATTTTGTTTCCAAGTAAACTTGTTACCGTCTCCATCTGTTGTCAGAAGACATTTTACCTAACCTTATAATGCGTATTTCAAGCCACCCATACCTGAAGCGATTTCAAAGAAGTTAATATTTTCAACATAGATTGTTAAATCGTATGTATAGGTTGTTCCTGGTGGAAGAGGGTATACATCGACCTCAACCTGGAAGTTTCGTATACGACTTGCATTAATACTTCCTGAGGGTTGAGCAGTCGGGCTCGTTAGAGCAAAGTTATAGATAGGTACAATCGTCTTGGGAAAGCCTGATACATATTTCCAAGGAACGATTTTTGTAAAGAACTCAACCGGTTTCTCCTCTTGAATCTCATTACCATCACAAAGAACACGAATAGATCTAATAATATTCATCTGCCCCTGAGGAACAAAGATACCTGATGAAAATGCGCTTGTATTCATGGGTGTTTGACCTGGTGTTGGATGATAAGGAGGGTAAGGGAAGTTCCACCAGTTTGTTAGATTTGCAAAGTCATTTCTGGCGGCTATATCGGATCGTCTATTTACAAAGAGGAGACGTGTGATAGGATTGTGGGTCTCTAGATCAAGAAGCTGACGATTATACAACCCAAGGAAAGGATAGGGTGTAACCTGATACATAAGATAGGAAAGCTGAGTCGTTGCAAAAAGCTTCTGTTCATCCGCCGGTAAATAGACATAGGTTGACTGAATACGGGGATTCAAGAACCAGGTATTCATCGTTGGCGGTGTTACACCCCAATCGGTAAGAAAGTTGCGAATCTGTCCACTCAAGTCTGTAACTTGACCATAACTAGGAATATTCATACGAATGTCTGTGCTAGCTGCATTCATACGATAATCAGGTGCAACACGGAAACCTGAAAGGTCAAGATAGGTATAGAGCTGTCGTATAGGGTTTAATGTGAGCTGAACTTCGCATTCATGATACTGTAGACCGACAAGAGGAAGTGCCTGTGATGTTGCCTCTGTGAACCAGAATGTAAGAGGGACATGAATATCCTGGCCAAAGATGGAGGGGCGGTTTGACTGTCCGCTTATTTGTGTCGTAGGATCGCGAAACACGCTCGGATATCCTGTTGCATTAGTACCACCTGCGTAGATTCCCTTGGATGGGTCAGTGTTTTCATTTGTGTCGCCAATAAGGATACGCCATTTCTCAAAAGTGTCCATATCGTAATCGGCAAGAGCCTTCGTCATCAAGTAGGTTCCATCAAACTCCTGAATCTTCTGGCCGCCCACAAAAAACGCTGCATTCTGAATGAGTGCCGCTCCAATATATCTCACCCACTGGAACTGGAACTGAGCGGCACGTTGGGGCGTAGGTTGGACATACTTGCTGAAAATGTCAGGGATTCTGCATGTAAAATACATGTCAGAAAGGAGGTCGCCGTTACGTTGTATCTTCGCCCGTAGTTTGATTGGACTGTCGAACGATAGCTCATTAGGTCCCTCAAGAGCCGTTGTTATATTCTCTAGGGAAAAATGACTATACCGACGAAATGTCTTGTAAAAATATGTCATCTGAGGGTTTCCAGAAAGAAGTATATTCTGTGATCCATAGGAAACTAAACTGATAAGTCCACCGCCCGTCATTCTCTCTTCTTGTTAGAACATCATTCTTAGGCGGTAGCACCGCGGCAAGAATGGTA